GACAACAACATTGTGATGAAACTTGTCATCAATGAAAATGCTGTGCTGATTAAATCAGGCAATCTTTGCATGATACCCATAATCAAAGACCCTAAAATCTCCATTCCCTTAGCTAAGAAAGTTGGCCTATTCTGGATAAGAATGTTAATGAAACTACTTACTGCTTGAATTGCAGCGTTACCGATAGCTGGCAAATTTGCGACAATACCGTCAACTAAATTTAAAAGCAAATTTTTCCCAGATTCTAAAATGAGTGGTAAATTCGTCACCAAAAACGAGATAAAACCTGTCACAATATTAGCTGCTGTTGTTATTAAAGTTGGAATAGCTTGTAAAATACCAGTGCCAATACTAGTTAAAATTTGTACACCAGTTGCTAAAAAAGTGGGCAAATTTGTTGTAATCCACGTCATAATACCAGTTAAAACACCTTGAAAAGACGTTAAAAATGTTGGTATTCCAGTAGTGATACCTGTTGCCAATTGCGTTAGCATAGATTGTCCTGCGGTTAAAAATTGTGGCGCTGCAGTTTGAATAAACGTGACGATTGCTCCAGGCAACGCTGATAAAATATTGCCAATCATCGGCAGGAAATTATCGAATAAAAAAGTTGAGGTAGTTTCTGCTAATGCTTTTAGCTCTGGCTTGATATCCTCGCCGAGTGCTAATTTGCCAAGAACATTAGAAAAAGCCGCCTTCATTGAAGCGAAAGAGCCGCTAAAGGTTTCAGCCGATTCTTTTGCAGTTGTTCCTGTAATGCCAAGTTCTTCCTGTACCGCATGGATCGCGCTATAAACATCACTCAGATTATTAATATCATATTTGACACCAGTTAATTTTGTGGCATCAGTTAAAAGACGAGACATCTCTTCCTTAGTCCCGCCATAGCCTAGCTTTAAGTTATCTAACCATTTATACCCCCGCTTTCACGGTATTTAAAAAGACTTACGATTTCTCGTAAACCTTAAGGGATTAGACTATATCTTCAACTTTAACTTTTTCGAACATCCAGCCCTTTTTATCATGAGCCTTCGGGTTAGTTCGCTTTTTAGGAGAATGTCTTTGATATCGCTTGTTATAAACAACTTCGCTGTCAGAACATCCGAAATAGTCTGCACAAGCCCTTCTTGATTCAAAAATTATTTCTCTGCCATCGAGATGTGTAGCCCTAACTTTTCTTTGCTTATTGATGCTCCTTTGCTCATGACCAAAAGCCAATCTATTTTCTGACGGTGTGACCCATCTCAAATTAGAAACATCATTGTTAGAACGATTCCCATCTATATGGTCTACCCATAGTTGTTCTTCATTTTCAGGTTCATCAAGAAAAGCTTTAGCTACAAGTCTATGGACATGCTTAGCAACAACGATTCTAACGTATCCGTTATTCTTGCCCAACACCATAATCTGACCTGTATCATTTTTCATGACTCTTCCTTTATTGCTTATAGAATAACCTGGTAAATCATCAATGTCTTTCCACATCTCCATAGCTTTCATTCTCCTTTAAAGTTGGTGTGCACTTCCCATATCGTACTAATAGATACAGTACTGAGTAACAAACTCATAGTCGTTTGACTTTCTTTATATATTATACCAAATTATCATCTATCAGTCAATAATAATTTGGTTTATACGTATAAAGCTTAGCACAGGATAATCATGACGAAAAGCTATAATCGTTTTAGACTTCCCCTGTTAGCAAAGCCATCTCAATAGCCATTTCCTGCTATATTTTGGCTTCACACCCCTAGTAGGGTTCACACACTTTCATCTGCATAGTCACCTATGCAGCGGACATTAATTCTATCGTGTAGTTTTGCTTAGCAAAACCGGAATAAGCATCTTGAATACTTTCCATTGAAGTACCCATCTTGTTCGAGTTATCCGCCATGTCAACCATTGCCATGTTCGCTTTATCGGCAGCCTTAGCAGTATCGCCACCAAGCGATTGCAACAAACTAGCACTAAAGCTTGTTACGTTTTGCATATAGTCATTGGCAGATAAACCCGACGTTTTATAAGCTTCATCGGCATATTTTTTGACTTTATCGGCCGAACCCTTAAATAGGGTCTCGATACCGCCCAGCGATTGTTGTAGATTGGCACCTTCAGAAATGGAAGAAGAAATAATCTTTCCCATGGCAACTCCTGCAGTAGCCGCTGCTGCTAAAAGACCGACTTTTAAAGCAGAGCCTAATTTACTACCTGCGGAAGTACCAGCAGAAGTCGCTTCAGGATCGATTTGTTTAGAAATAGCTCCACTAATACCTTTAGCTGAAGGCATAATTTGTACATAAGCTTGACCTAATTCTGTTGCCATTTAACCGCCTCCAATCAATTCTTGACGTTTACGTTCAAATTCCTCACCAGAATTAAATACAACTGTATCATCTGATTTTTTCGCACCACCAGTTAAAAGTTCTAACAGAGGCGCTGGACGATTTTTATTCTTTTGACCATCTTTAGAATTCATCCACAATAAAAGGCCTACTTTGTCACTGATACCAGCTAAAAGCAGATTTTCTAAGGAAATATTTTGGTCGTTCATAATCATTTTTATTCTGGAATTATCTTTCAGACCATAAGAAAAAACAGCTACCTTGCTTAAAGGTAACTGTTTGTAGTCGTATATTTGATATGTTTCAGCAAGGTCACAAATTAATGCATCCTCATCAGTTTTTATCATTCTGGCAAGGAATGTTATTTTTTTACCGCTTGAGATTGGAAAATTTCGGTGATTTCTTCGGTCATTTTTTCAACTGGAACAAGGCCTTCTTCATCCCGTAAATGGTCTTTTAGTTGATTGGTTTGTTCTTTTCCTAAAAGCATAATCATCATTTTAGAAATGACCATTGGATTATCTTCTAATTCTCCAATAACTTCTAAAAGTTCATAGTTATTTAGACGTTTTTCATCAATTTCATAGGCAAAACCTGATTGTGTTTTTCCTTTTAATTTTTTAGACATTAACCTTCAGCTCCTGGTTTTTGAATGTATTCGTAGTGAGTGTTTCCAGCAGTATCTGGCATAGCTGCGATGGTTGTTTCGTATCCAATTGCATCCGCATCAGTATAACTAATTTCGCCAATCTCTGAAACTTTACCATTAGGGATAACGATTCGTTTTAAAACGCCTGCTTTAAGGACCACATCCACAACGAGGACGTGTTCTTCTAATTCTTTTGAGTTTGCTTTGATTACAATACCCGTTTCTAAAGTTCCAGTAACGTTATCGGTACCATAAATTTCTCCTAATACATCTACGTTAGTCGCTTCAATCAATGTGTATGTGAATGTATCTTCTTTTTCTGTTTGAACAGAAGCAACGATATCGCCACCCCATGCCTTGATTGTTTCAGATGAAGGCGTGTTTTCGTTCGTCAATCCATCTTCTGAAATGTAACCTAAACTTTTGAACGTTGCTGCTAAGTCTGTAATTGCATCTGTAGGTAATACCGTGTCTAAAGGAGCTGAATAAATTGCCCCTCCTACTTTTGGTTTAGCTGTTGAAACATTTGCTGTTTGTGCCATTCGTATTCCTCCTAATAATGATTAATATCAAATACCGCTTGGTATCTGTATTCCTTTGTTGTCGTGTCCGTAAAGTTATAGTCGCTGTTTAGTCTAATCCCACTAATTTCATTCAATGAGATTAAATTCTCAACGACTTCTTTTAGTTCTTCATTTAATTTTGCTGCTTCATACATCGTTTTAGCGTAACTTTGAAATGCAAATGTTGCCGAAGGTAAATAATTGCTTTTCGAGCTGCTTGTTTTTTCAAACAAAACATACTTATCCGGCATTTCCTCTGTTCGTTCTAAAAAAGACGGCACAGATAAATGACCATCGAGAAATTGTTTAATGATTATCTCTATCATTTACCGCACCGCCTTCAAAAGCGTATTATTTTTCATGTTGTCTCTTTTTGCTTTGTACGTGTCTGCATAAATCATCGCATTCGCACGCGTTTTTCCGACATAAACATCTTGTTTATATCCTTCGCCAGCTCTATTTTTGATCGCTGTGGCTTTTTCTTCCAAAATGCCTTGCATTTCAGATGATTTGAGCAGCTGGCCGACACCGGAATAATTGAGTTTGAATTTAGTTTTAGCCATAGCGTTCCACCATCACTTTCTTATTCCAGTCAAGCGGAATCAGATCTTCGATCCCTTCAAGCGGCGTCCCAAAGGTTCGCCAGCGTTGGTCGAAGAACAGAACTTCTTTGTCTTCCCAATCGTGGGAATCGGTCTTGGGGATCGCCAAAGTGTACACTGCTTTTCCGCCGGCCAGATCCAATTGATTGACCACATCGTCAGAAGACATCGGACTGATCAGCACATTATCCACTTGAACTTCCACATCTTCATAGACTGGCTTGCCAAATGGATCCTTGCCGATTTCTTTTTTATCGATCAAAGTCACCGTAATCCCTTTAAGTTTAGCCATAGAAATCGATCACCCCATATCTTTGGCGGCGCAGGCCTAGGCGGTTCAATTCGCTGCTTTTGATAAACAGACCGCCTCCAGGAACTAAATAGGATCCCGACCAAGAATAGCCTAAAGCGCTCTCTGCCGTCTGCGTCATTGGCTCTTGATCAGTAGAAGTCATTAGTGTACGGCTGACTACATCGACCGTCACAGACTTAAGAACCGTTGCATAGGAACGGCTCGCCTTCGCCAGCTCGTCAAGGTCTTTGCCGACTTTCGCCGCCTCTTCACGCAAAGAATCCGAGACGACGGCAAGCAGTGCCTCGGCTCGGTCCTTTTCCTCCGGCCGGACAGCTCTCCACAACCGAGTGAGGTCTTCGAGCGTTGCAAAATCCGCCATCAGATCACTTCCCTTGCTTCATCAGATCATACAGTTCCTGTTTCTTGGCATTGGCATTGTACTTGATCCCAAAGGCATCCAGTTCCTGCATAATCTCTTTTTTCGTTACACCTTCCATCTCAGAAAATCCCTCTTCCGAATTAGTAATTGGTTCATCTACTTTGTTAACGTCTTGAATTGAATCCTCAACAATATCGTTTTGCTCCACAGGTTCTTTTATCCAATCTCCACCAACAATATTAAAGGGACTATCAATAACAGCCCCCGTTTTCTTGTTTTTTAATCGCATATTATTCTCCCCCGCTTGCTTTGGCTCCTTCTGTAATACGAGCAAAGTTCTCAGGAAGCATAATTCCCCACCCCAAATAAACTTCAGCACGTAAATATACTTGGTTATACCCTTTCAAATCCAATCCGGAATTATCAGGATCACCATAAGGAATTACTTCTAACGGAATTTCTTTTGTGTATCCCCATTTAAAGGATTCGGAAAAATCTCCGACAATCACACGATCATTTTGCAAACTCATATCTGATACGGTTTTATTTACATCAACGGCAAGCCCTTTAATTACCCCCGGCGCTTGCCCCCACGCTAACTCAGGGAACATTGGGTTTCCTTGTTTATCGAGTTGCTTTGCCAAAGCAGAACGAAATGCGGGATTAATTGCCATTCCAGTAATATCACCATCAGCCCCCTGAACCGTAGCAATAGCAGCCTCAATGGCTGCATTTGGATCTGTCATCTCCTGGGGAATTTCCACTTTCTGGGTTACTTTAGCATCAAAATTATTGCCACCAATAACACTCGATGCTGTTCTTGTACGCGGATTCACACCATGAAATGCCATCAGGTCTAAACCTCGTGCTACTTTCTTGGCAAATCCATCATTGAAAGCCTTTAGAATATTTACCTTTTCTTCATCTGCTGCATACATAAATTCATCTGACACCCGAGCACCATATTCCACTTTGATCGGTACAATAGTTTGAGGTTCTAGTTTAATTCCACCATGAGTTTTCTTTCCCGATTCAGCGACTACATCAATTTCATTATCCATTGTGAAAATAAATTCTTTTTGTCCATTAAATGGAATTGGCGCTTGTTTTGCTAATCGAGCTAATGAGCTTTTTCCCTGCACTTTATCTACTAAATCTGTTACTAATCGTGGGTCAAATAGACTTCCTTTTTCTAATGTCATATTATTCTTCTCCTTCTAAGTTAAGATTTTTAATTAATGATTTATAGGCACTGTCTTCATCATTGCCTAAAGGTGGTTCTGAATTTTTCAGAGGTGGTACTGGTTCTTTGGCCTTCACAAAGCCAGCTAGACGTTCAGCATCGGCTTTCAGACTTTCCTCATCTTCACCCACTAGACGGTCCGCTAGATCAAACGGCAATCCATTCTGCAAAGCGATTTTCGTTCTTAAGCTGGCGGTTTCGTAGCCAGACACTTTCGCATTCAGATCAGATACCAGTTGATCATGCTCCTTGATCGTCTTTTGAGTTTCTTCGGCTGCCGCCTGCAGTGCGCCAACCTCTGTTTCCAGTTCTGTATTCCGTGCTTTCAATTGATCATAGTCCGCATATTGCTTCTCAAGAGACTCTTTCTGACGAGCAAGTCTGCCTTCAATGATTTTGTCTAACTCTTCTTGTGTATCGATTGTTTTAAAAGTCATAATAAAAATCCTTTCCCAGCTTCCCCGGCTGTCTCGGTAATTTTTTGTATTAAAAAAACGATTATCCTGATCGATAATCGTTTAATACCTGATTTGTTGTTTCTTCTTAGGTTTGCTGTTGCCGCAAGCCCAATGTGCTAATAAAGCACTATCCATAAGGCTGATATCCATATCTTCATACTGCGACTTATATCCGAAGCCGCCATTCGATCCGATATTGCGCTTTTCGCAGTTCGTAACGACGGCCGTCAATGACGGCTGATCGCCATGCCGAACACTCTGTTGAAATACTGCTTGCTCCCACAAAGAATTGGCCACAATGACCTCTTTCACTGTCGGAAGAATAGGCTCTTTCAAACCAAATTCTTTCATCTCTGCAGCGAGAATGCTCTGACCGCTTTGACCGTCGATCACGACATTCTCTGGAGCGGCCTGTTTCAAAAAATTAATGATCCAGTGATTGCCATTTCTGACCGATTGACAATCGATCGTTTCGACAAATATTTTCCCGGACAGCGTCCGAACAGCGACACTCACCGCAACATTTGCCCCATCATTGCCGTATTTGATACCGACTGACAAAGGCCCTTTCAAGACAGGCAGTGACCTCACTTTCAATTCGCGCCATTCATTTTCAGAGATAGCCGATTTTTGATTGTATTTGATCCACAAGCCCAACCGCTGAATATTGAAATCAACGATATCTGTCCCGATCTCGTCCTGGATCGAGCGTTCGGTGAAGATCGTTCCCAGCGACGGATTGCAGAGATACCACAACTCCCGATCGCGGATATCCGCCTCGTCTTCCACTCCCCATTCTGCCCAACCGGCATTTTCAAGTTTTCCCGCGAGAACATCCTTTCGAAAATTGACAAAGACTGTTCCGCTGGAGAGTGGGGTCGGCGGTGTTCCGCATAGGATCGTTTGCGGATTTTGCGAGTCGGTCACGACATACTTCAGCGCTGATTCTTGATCTGCCGTATACTCTTGCGCCTCATCGATCACGAGCAGATCAAATCCTTCACCTAGTCCGCCAGTGGAAGTCCGTGTTCGGAACTCGCAGCGGCCCCCAGTATCCGGCAGTTCGATCCGCTCGCGCCCGGTTGCCCGAAGCGATTCGTACTGGATCCCGGCTTTATCGAGCAAGCGCAGCAGTCGTTCCCAAGCAGCATGGCTTGTCGTAGTCCGGTGAGCGGTATGCAGCATCTGCTCTCCATCTTGCAGCCCTTTCATTTCGCGGATGGCCACGATCTCATTTTTTCCGTTCCGCCGAGGAAGCGAATAGCCAAATTTAGTATGTGTCCACAAGCCGTCTTCATTCGTTGCAAAAATATGTTTGGAAAGTTCGACCTGCCACTCTTGAGCTTCACGTCCTGATTTTTCATAGGTATCGACCGCACTTTGGTACAGCGTCACAGTATATGGAAGAATTACCGATTGAGTAGGATGCTGATTACCAAGTCGTGCTTTAGTAGTCATGTTGCTCCCCCTTCAATCTAATCGCATGATAACCCTGTCGCTGGGATTTCACATCATTAGTCTATTCCATTAACGTCAATAGCTATTCCCGCGATGCTCTTTTCATAAAATGTTGCAACTCTTTTTTTCCCTGTTGACACACCTTGATAAATAAATCCAATCCATCCATCATTGTCATCAGTATAGTTTTCAATTTGTTCAAAGCGCATCGTCTTGCCATCTTTTAGCCAAATAATTAAATCCACATTTTCCTTCATAAGTAATTTCCCCCTTAATTTTGGGTACAAAAATAGCACTCACTCATTTTTCAATGATTGGGTGCTTATTCTGGTAAACCGTATTTTTTCAAATATTCTTTTTTTAATGCTTCAGGGTATTCATGTGGAACATCATCTGCACTTCCTTTTCCTTCAACAATTTCAAAAAAGTCAGAATCATAAAGATAGTCTTCTTTAGTTTCATCAATGATTCTATATGAACCCTTTTCAATTGATTCAACATTGTAAATTTTTCCATTTATTAATGATAATGGATTACTTTCTCCGACAAATAGCACTTTCATATTAGTTCCACCTCTTTTCCTTAAACATTATTTTCCCAACGTTAGGAGCTTCGAACCAATGAGCTTCAATCCTTTCTCCACTATCTAACTCAACAAAACCAATTTTCTTTTGCCAATCTTTCGCAGTAGTTTCAGGATATTTTTCAACTAAGAAATTAACAATATCAATCTTTCGATTAACGCCTTTCCCAGCTATCACTTTGACGTTAGTTATTTTCGATCCCGCTTTTATTTTCTCTTTTCGGTTCGATAAAGTTATATCCCTTTTGACAAAAATGTCTCTTGCTTTTGCACTTACAGATTTTGGAAGCTGTATATCGGGTTGGCGAAGTCCAATTACCTTTCTTTCCTCTATTTTAGCATCTTTCTTTGTGTCCCGCCATTTCTTCGTGTGGGAATTTTGTAAACCACGGGCATCTTTCGGATTGTATTCTACTGTGCAGCGGCAACGGTCATGACGCTGATAAATATTATCCGGTTCCTCATGATAGATATAGGTTCCAGCCAAGTTTTTACACCAATCACAGGCTTTTCCTCGAACAGTTCGGGTAATCGTCGGTTGCAATCCAGATCTTGCATGAAAATCGACATTTTCTCTGATGGCATCATCAACAACAGATTGAGTAAAGTTGACAATTGGCTCCTGCAAAATCCATTTGACTGCTTCAAAGTCAGACTCACTAGATAATCGATTAATGAGACCGTCAATGCGATCCTGATTGAGTGCTGGGGATTGCGCTTTGAGCTTGATTCCTGCAGCATGATTCAATTCCGTTTGCACATCACTAGCAAAATTGCTAACTAGGTCAAAATTCTTCTGCATAGTTGGATTCAAGATCCGATCAGCAATATTAAAATACATTTTTCCGTCCGGTAAAATTTCCGCCGTAATATTAGTGCCAAGGACATCTGCTAAAATCTCGCCAACTTCAATTGCAAAATCATTTACTTCAAGATAAGTTGCCTTTTTGTTTTTTAGCGCTCGTAGTGTCTTTTTTAATTTAGCACTGTTGTACGTTTGTTTATCGAATTGTGTTTGAATCGTTTCTAAAAGACTTGGAACAATATCATCCATTGTCCCCAGCTCCTTTTACGCCAGTTAAATCACGAATCATTTCTCCATCAACAAAACCTTCAATGGCTTGGTTAAGTTTAATAGCGCCATCCCCGATTAGGCTCAACATACTTGCATCTGCCTCAAATAATGGTTCCCATTTTGGCTGGGTATTAACAAATTGTTCACGTAAATACGGGTAGTCATCGCGCAAGCAAGCTGCCAAATATGCTACGTTAAGAAATCCGGAACCTAATGATCGTTGTGCTTTTCTTCCTGATTTCAGTAAAGGTTCATGACTTGCCTTAATTGCTTCTGCACTTGATGGATTATCAGATACAAAACCTAAATCATCAGATGTAATACCCATTTCACCCGCAAACAATTGAGCTTCCATCCTTAATTGATCAACAAAAGGAGTCATACTTGGGGATGTAAACTGTCCCAAAGTAGGTTTTTCACCATCATCGTCTTTTGTAAATTGAAGCATTGCTGAAACAGTAGCTTTCCAACTATCAAGAGGTTCTGCGTCATTACTCAACCCAACCACATATTTTTGAGGGAATGAGTAAAAATCAGCAGTCACTTTTGATAGCATCAATATTTTTTGGGCATCCCTTAATATATTAATGCCTGCTCTTGTAATTCTTGAACGTCCAAAAGGTCTCTCGGCATCTGGCCGATGGATAATCGGGACTAACAATGGATGATTGGTAGGGTTCGGTATTGAAAAATCTTCAGTGTTTCGATCTGCATAGTAAAATGTTGTGTATTCAGAAGTAAAATATGCTTCTAATAAAGGAACCCCACTATCATCTCTTTCTAGAACGACATAACCTTCTGTCAACAATCCTGTTATAGGATCAATAATACCAGTCGCGTTACTGGCTTCAATGACTTGTAATCGTGGTAACTCTTCCTCCACTTTCGAGATATAAACAAAAGAACACGATGCAATCAAAGCTGAAAGTACCGCGCTGTCAAAAAATACATCTGGATTATTTGCTTGAAAAATTTCGTTGACCTCAAAATCATCATTTGTAAACTCGCGAAATATTAATCGATCTCCCAGGGCGTCTACTCCTTTTGTACACCAACCCAAAATAGTTTTATAACTATCCTTTAACTGTTTTGGAATTGTAGCACTAATGTCATTATCGGTATATTTCATCGCATAGCGTTTATATCTCATATTAACTCTAGCTTGCTTTGATATCAGCTTCCTTCGAAGATATTCTATTCCTTTTTTACTCATAACATCGCTCCTTTCAATGTCGCACGAGAAAAAATGTACAGTGACGGCGTGAAGCCCGGCGGCTGGACGGGTGGGGTGGGTATCCCCCCCTTCTCTGCTCTCGCCACAGCGTTTGAATTTATTTTTGGCATCGTTACATTCAACATGATCAATGCTTGTAAGAAGCCCAATCAAGGCTTTGTGGAAGATTACGATTGCCTAATATTTTTGGCTCTTCTTGCTTTGATTTAAAAAGTTTGTCCGACTTCTGTCGGTTGCATGACCAGTGAGCCAGCTGCAGGTTCGAGATGTCCGACGGATGACCACCCTTGTTGATAGGAATGATATGATCGACGACTGGACTCATTGGATCCGGATACTTTATCCTTTTGTCCACAGGTTTGCCGCAGATCCCGCAAACGTTCTGGGTCTTCAGGATGATCTTCTTATTCTTGTCAAAGGCGACCCGGTGGGCTCCTTGACGATCCGCTCTCAGTGCCATATGGTGGGGCCTCCTTGTATATAAAAAAAGCACCCGCTTATGGGGTGCCTCATTTGCTATTGATTCATCATATCTTTAGCGATTGCTATTGCTGCTTCCTGATGTGTCGCTGGCGAAGTAACTCGTTTCCATCCCGAATCCAAACCAAGCGCATCGCACCAAACTCTCATAATATGTGGACTAAATAATCCGTCCTCTTTCACTGTAAATCGCTTGGGTAAATAGTAACTTTTATATTCAAAAACTCTTTCATAACTGGTTTCTTCTGAAAGTTCAATCAAAAAAGCTCCCTCTCCGGAAGATTGCAATCCAGTATAAACATAGTCTCTTTCCATTTTTTCCATCCTTTCTCATATGATAACACTCATCATAACAAACCCCTGCCACTTCGGACAGGGGAAAAGGAGGATTGCTAAGATTACTTCACGCTATCATTCTATCTTTTAAAATCGGCGCATTCAAGGCAGCGTTTGTGCATTAGTGGGTAAATACGATCTGCTCCAGATCATCCAGGCTGTCGATCCCGAAGAGAAAGATTGAAAGCTCTTTGCTTGCGCGACTTTCATCCCGTCTGATCGTTGACTCGTCCACATTGTAGAATTCTGCCAAGTCGACTTTATTTAGCTTATTCTGCGAAAGATACAGCTTATTAAGCACCTCGCTTCGGCGCTGCATAGCTATTCCATTATTTTTGCAGTAGGCATAATAAGAGCCCCAGGTAGCATCAAAATAATCAAGCATCTTTTTCGTCTTTGCTTTATATTTCATCAGCGCTTTAAGATTTAATTCCTCGGGATCAAAAATCACATTTTCATAATTGTCCAAGTCATCAATGATCTCTTCACAATGTTTTTGGAGCCAGCGATAATTTTTAAGCAGTAGACGGGTATTTCGCAATCGCCAATCTCGCTGATCCTTTTCTGGAGTAATCTTCTTGTGTTCTTTCAACACAGCTTTTGCAATTATCTCTAACTGCTGTTTAGTTAAATCATCATTTGCCAATGCATCTTACCCCCAAGCTTTTTATTTGATCTATTAGCCATTGTTCGCCTTTGCGGACTGACGTTGATAAAACTTCACCAGCGTCACTTGATTCTTGGGCTCCCATAGTACTACCGCGATTCGTTCGGGTCTCAACTCAAGCCAAGAATCAAAACTTTCATTGATAATTTTTTTAATCCCCTGCTTTACTAACTCTTTATGCTTTTCAATATGGGGTTTCTCCATAGTCGTTTGAAAATAGTAAACGACTCCGTTCCACCCATTTACTAATTGCCTTGGGATTCGGCCAGTAGCGACTTTTTCCATTCTCTATTCTCCCTCTACAAATTTTTTATAGTTTTCTTCCTGGTATTTCCATATCGCATTGATGATCATCATTACTAGTGGATGGTTCCCATGCTTCTCGCTCAAGTAGCAAGAACTGCCAACAACCCAATTCCAATAATCATCTGACGTAATCGACATCTGGCGAACCATTTCGTTATTAGCATCCATCCATTTTTCTAAGTCTTTTAAAAAAGCATGATAATCCATTACAGCTCCTCGATTCGTATATAAATGCCTGGAAGCTTCGCCCAAAATTTTTCAATGACTAAACTGACTACATAGCTATCGTCTTTCCAAAAACCTAATTTCGTCATGCAATCTTGCAGCAGCTTATTGCTATTATCCAGATCCGGCTTAGTAAATTTATATTCGCCATCTTGATGATCTGCCGAAATCGGGAAACACCATTTAACAATCAGACGAACATTCCCCATGATTTTCTTTTTAGGGACAAATTTCGCAAGATTTCCCATCAATTTCTCCCGTGCCGCTTTTAATTCATCTGGCTCATAAAAATGTGGTTTGCCCTTTACGACGTGCACTTGTTTCTGCTGATGTGTTGTCTCCGGAGGAATCATCGGCATAAAAAATTCTATCACTTCCCAGTTACCTCCTTTAGTTATTTTTCATTGATACAGTTCTATTTCGTTTTTGTTTTTCTTTGTCCAAATTTTGTCACGCTGTATCCTTTTGTCTACTCTATCCCTTGAAAAGGGAGAGTAGACAAGGATAGCGGACAGCGGTACGACAAGGTTTGTATGGGTTTTTTATAAGTTGTCGAAGCCAGTCGAAGCTAAATAGCCCCTGACGAATAAAATGTTTTGTCGAAGCCAGTCGAAGCTAAATAGATTCGACAATCTCACCATGTTTATCCTTGCTCAAAAAGCCATCCGTGATTGAAAATTTCTCATGTTTTTTTACTCGACTATAGACAGTGTTTCTAGCAACCTCTAAATAATCTGCTATTGCATTCACTTCGACAGGTCCACCGTTCTCACTTAAAATATTAAATGCTTCCTCAAGCTGCCTTTTAGTCTTTTCTGCACGGCTTTCATTTGCCTTTTGCGTTCCTTTTTTCCACTTCTCCTTAGGGTCTTCATCAAGTTCGATGTCTTGCAATGATTCATCAAGTTCATGAATCGGAAACTTGAACCAGGCATTGACAGGATCAAATCGAGGAAACTCTCGAAGCGTCCCTTCAAGCCGCCAAGCGGATGCCTGACGTGCTGCTCTCACGGCCTTTTCTTTTTCAGCCTCAATCATAGATAGAACCTTCGGATCGCGAATCGCCGCTAGAAGATGGTGACCCATCTGACGCTTTGAAAATTGATCGTCTAAAGGAATCTCATAAGTCAGATTATATTGCCGAATTGCTTTTTGATAGACTTCGCAGATCGCTCTGATTTCCAAATCGATATAACGGTCTTCCGTCACTGGTAATTCGATTAGATCTAGAATCGCATCAGGATCTCGCGCGAATACTCCGGATCCGCTGGATCGGTCAATTGAACTTTTTCCGCCTTGAGATCCCTTGGAATGGTGATGGCAATAGATCACTGCGCATCCAAGTTCTGTCGCAATCTTATCAAACTGATTCGTAAAGTTTGCCATCTCATGGGCACTGTTTTCGTCACCAGTCAGCACCTTATATATTGGATCAATGATCACAGCGATATATCCTGCCTTCTGTGCTCGGCGAATCAATTTCGGTGCTAATTTATCCATCGGAGAAGTTTTCCCTCGCAAATTCCAAATATCGATATTTGACACGTGATCATG